AGCGGACCTAATAAAGGAATCCCTCTAAATAGATCTGCCATATCGTTAAAGAATGCTGTTTTTTCGTCTATCTCTTGGAGTTCTTGCTTTACTTCTTTTGCAATATTTAAAAAACCATCAATTTCATCGTTAGCATCTCGAAGGTAACCTAGTCTTCTTTGCTCTAATTTAGAAAGTCCTTCTGCTGCTACTTCTTGTTTAGATTCTAACTCTAGTATTTCAGCATCTACTCCTCTTTGAATAGACTTAAGATTATCTATTTCTTGATAAATCTTTATTCTTTTCTTTTGTTTGCTAATTTCTTCAGCACCTATCTGCTTTACTTCTTCGGCTAACCTTTTAGCCTTAGCTGTTTCTAAAACAGATTTAGCAATAGTCTCATCAGTTTCAACTTTCTGTTCCTTTGCATTTTCCTTAAGATTATTAGAAATACTAGTAATTACAGTCAAAAATTCTTGAGCTGCTAGATTAAATTCTCTTATTTCTTCTGGTGTTCTTGCCATTTAGATTCTTTTATATAAATAGGAAAGGCTTCTATTTTGAAGCCTTAGTCTTATATGATGGTTTTATATTAGGTTTTAAAACCTTTGGTTTGGTAGATTTATTTTTATTTTGGATTTTATTTACTTCTTCTTGTTGTTTTTCGTAGTATTGTTTAATTTCAGAAAAAGTATACTCTCTTAACCATACAGGCATATTATAAACCGTATGCCAATCATATCCTCCTTGACCATGAAATACTATTTCATGTATTTGTTTAAAAAGAGATTGTTTGTACTTACTGTCCAGGCCAAAAAAAGTTAAGCCCTATAGGTAAAGTGACGTCCTCCTCTACGCCATTAAGTTTAACTGTTAAATCTAGATCTGGTTGAATTCTATTATACTCCTCTCTTAATGCTCTAGCATCTTTTGCTAGTAGGTAGTTGTTTACGAAATCAGTAATTTCAGCTTTATCCGTAGTACCGTTAATAGAAAGAATCATCGCTCTCATACGTAAAGTAACCTCTCTTACTACATCTTTATCTATTTTTTTAAGTCCTTCTGCTTCTCTATCTATTGACTCTTCATCTTTGTGAGTAAGTAATCTAAACTCTACTACATTACCTGATGAAGGAAGTGTAAATTTAAATTTATTTTCTCTGTTTGGATAATCAGCCTCGTTTATAGGTTTTGGATCAATAGCTGTTAAATCAACTGTATGTTTTTCTCCTTGATAAGTAATTGTATAGTCCTTTCCGTATGCAAGTATCCTTGCACCAATCATTATAGCATTCTTATCTCCTATAAGAAGATCATTAAAATTAATGTTTGGTGTAACTACCATTGATTGTAGTAACTTATCTATTACAGTTCCATTTGCAATATAGTTTCTATTGGTAAGAATATCTTCTTCTTTAGCAGTCATGTGTTTTAACTCGATTTCCCCTTTTGATAATGGAGAATCTTCAGGATATAGTAATCCTTTTGAAGGAAGTTCTAAAGTTTCTGTTGGTAAATTAAATTTTGTGCTCATAAATAACTTTTAAGTATAACTTGTCTTAATATAAATATACGAATAAATTTTTTTGGAAACAACAAAAAACCCGACTAATTGCCGGGTTTCTTAAATACTATGTAGGGTAGCGGTTAGTAATTTAATATACAGTAGTCCATTGAAATACTTAATGTAATATCAACTTGATCACTACTTGACCAATCTAAATCTCCAAAGTTTGCATTATTAATGAAAGCTCCTACGATTACCCATTCTCCTACTATATCTCCTACTGGTCCTAAATGTTGTAGAGTTAACTGTTTTTTATAAAAATCTTGGTAACCAGCTCTACCAGTTACTGATTCGTATGACAATCTAGCCCAGTCCATCACTTGCTGTGCCCCTGATGGTGAAATTGGATCGTATAGAGTCATAGACATATCAGCCCATTCTCTTTTACCTCTTATTTTCTGGTAAGAGTTGATGTGATGTAAAGTAATTACCTCATCAGTAAACTCTGGTGTTGATATAGCTCTTACCATAAAAGATTCTATACCTTCCATTAATAGTAAAAATCTATTTTGTACTTTTGGTTCAAATGCTTGGACGTTAATTTCTCCGGGATTTAATATTGCCATTTTATTTCTCTTTTATTATAAATATCTTTAATTTAAATTATGCTCCAAATGTTGCTCCTGTTGGTTCAACAACAAAGTCTAGAATAATAAATTCTGCTGTCTTAGCTGGCTGTATAAATATCTGACCCACTAATTGATTTCTATCTACTACATCTGCTGTATTATTACTATCATCCATTACTACTTTGAAAGCGTAAAGACCTTGTCTCTGTACTACTGAGTTAAGGTATGGATTAACAGATGCTAAGAATTTGTTTCTTGTAGCAATTGTGTTTTGTTCGAATACTAAATTAGTTGCTTGATCTCCAACAAATTTCTTAAGATCAATTAATAGTCTTCTTACATTTACTCTATCTAAAGCACTTGCTTTAGTCTGTAATGTCTTTTGTCCAAAGATTGCAATACCTGTTCCTGGGAATGTAGCAATTGGGTTAACTTTACTACTGTATAAAGTATCTCTATCGTTTCTTGATAGTTTTCTTTCTGCTTGAATTACTCCTGGAATTCCACCTCTAACAAGTCCTGCTGGTGCAAACCATGGTGCTGCTGCTCCATCTGTAAATGCATATACACCTGGAATAAATACTGATGCTGGTGCCCAAACATTTTTACCTGTAGCTGACTGTGTTTGTAACCAAGGCCAGTAAGTAGCTCCATAAGAACTATTTAATAAGTCTGCTTGACCAGTTACGTTAGTAAGTGTTGCTCCGTATGCGAATGTATCTACAACTGCAATACAATCTCCTCTTGTTTCAGCTAATGAAATTACTGTGTCTAATCTTGCACTGTGTAGATTATAAGTTAAACCTGGTGTTGATATTACATTAAATCTATAAGCGTCAGTATTCTCTAATAATGTAATAGCATCAGAATAATCAGTATTTGCTAATCCTTGAGTCTGTGTGCTAATGTTGTGGTACATATTAGCTCCTGCTGCTACATCTCCTGTTGCTCCAACAAACGATCCAGATTGTACTGTTGGTAATGAACCAGTTGCAGATGTTTCTCTGATCAGTCCGTTGTTGCCAATGTAGTTAAGAGTGTTTCTAGATACTGAAGCTACTCTAATATAGTTTGAACTATTTGCATATGATCCTGTTGTGTCAACATATAATACACCTGCTCCGTCTGTCTGCTTTGTTAATACTTGATCACCAATAACTTTTGAAATGTAGTTATCAGAATTTGGATCTAATGTTAAGTTATTGAATGTTTCAAGGACTACTTTATTTTTTGAGTTATCATCTCCTCTTCTTACCGAAAGTGTAAATGTTCCTTTTGCATTACTTACATTTGAAATCTCCCATCTAAGGTTATCTGTTGAACCAGAAATTAACGAACCATCGCTGTTTTCATTTACTGAACCAGTATATGCTCCAGATGCTGATGCGTTGTTCATTAAAACTCCCTGTCCTAATGTTTCAATTGTAAATGGAGCTGATCCACTTGTTGCTACTACGTCTGTTGCTGTAGCTCTAGTATATGCTCCTGATACTACTCTAGTAACTAGACAAGAATCACCTCCTTGTTGGAAGTAAGACTTAACTGCCATAGATGTGAGAAATTCGTGGTTATCTGAACCAGATTCGAATGTGTCTCCAAATCTTCTTACGTAATCGTTATATGAGGTTACAACAGTTGGAATTTCTACTGGTCCTTTTACAGTAGGTCCTATAATTGCTGCTCCTGCTTCTACTGGTGCTGGTGTGATGAAAGAGATATCGTTTTCTCTTTGAAAAACACCTGGTGAGACTATTGTTTCTGCCATTTTCGGTAAAGTTTATAATATTGTCTTATATAAATATATGTAAATAATCGAAACCACTCTATGTGTGTGGTGTTCGTCTACATATATAAATAGAGTATAATTTAGTGAAAATTTTACTGCAAAGGAGTAAATATCCCTGATTGTATATCTATAGATCCTTTTCCGTATTTTTCTTCTAATCCTTTTGCAATTTGAGTTTCTAATTCTAAAGTTTTGCTATAAAAATCATCTAACTTATCTTGTCTAATTTTAAGATTCATCTTATGCATTCCTATATCAGATATTTCATTTTTGATAGCTTGTTTACGGTCCTTTATAGATTCTATAGCTTTTAATTCTCGTTCTGTTAATTTTATAGTCTTACTCATATAAGTTAATATAAATTTTTAGAAAAATACTTTTATATTCTTCTGATAATAATTTAAAATTTGTTTCTTGAAATAGTTGTTCCTTATCCACATATAGCTTATCCTCTAAAAATAATTTGTAGGTATCAGAAGGTAGTATATTTTTCTCTAGCAAAATATCTATAAGTTCAATTTTTTCGTAAAACTTTTTTTCTGAAAGTTGAAATAATCTTTCTTCTTTAGTGTCTTTAAAAAAGAACTTTAAAATATTTGCAATTATAACACCAGCATCATCTTTTGGGTAATCAGAAAAATAATGCATAAAGAAAGATTCTATTTCTATTCTTTGACTTATTTCTTCTATGTTAGTTAAGGGTTTAGAATCAAATAAATTTATAGGGTTATAACTCTTGTTATACTTATCAGAAATTAATTTTGCTAAAATATTATTACTCTCACAAGTATGAGCTCCGTCTAAAAATCTTGAATAATTATTTGTAAGGTATCCTAAATCTATATAATAGAAGTTTAGAAGTTTAATATCTAAATCTGATAGGGCTGTAATGATCTCTTTATGGCTAAATGTTAAAGGGATAATAACAACTGTAAGGTTGAGTTTAGGAGAAATTTTTTTTATAATTTCTTCACTCTCTTTAAAAATATTAGATAATTTTTTAAAATGCTCTTCTTTAAATTCATTAGGTGTGATTGATTCCTCTAATTTATTAATATTTCTTATATCTCCATCTCTAATTACATAGAATACTTCACCTTCTACATTCTTAAACTTAGACTGAATTTTTTCTTTTTTTAACCATCCTAACATATTGCTGGGGCAAGCACCAGGAAATCCAAAATTAAAACTATTAAAGTCGCTACTATATTTCTGGAATAAAAATGGCAATGTTTGATTATCATTTAACCCTTCTCCAAATGTTTGTGAATCTCCAAAAAATAAACTATACTTCTTATTAGGTGAGGTGTTTTCAGGTGTATACCTTAATCCGTTTTCATCAAAGTTGTAAGTAGCTTCATAAACTAACGCACCTGGGTATGTTAGGCTATTATTAGATTTTGTCCTATTAATAGTAGCTTTGGAATTAGGTACACCCATCCAGTCGATATCTCCTCCTACCTTCAGTTTCCAGTACATCGTATCGGTACCACCATCTATGAACTGATTGTTTTGTTCTATAAAACCTTTTGTACTTTTACTCATCTAGTATTACCGTAATGAATAACCATTATATTCCTATCGGTTACAAAAGATCTCCATGGATCTATTACTACTGAACCTTCTGGGAAATCATAGTCGTGGTGTTTACCCATATGTCCTAATAGGTATACAGCTTTAAATGGTTCAATTGGGTCATAAGTAACTTTAAACCTATTACCGTATGCGGATTGACAGTAATGTCCTACAAGTATAGAAGAAGAACCGTCCTCGTATTCTACATCTGGTTTATATGCTTTACCTAATATTACTAAAGGTAGGCCTGTTTTGTATGATTCCATTACCATCTTAAGAGCTAAATTTTTAGCTTGTATTTCTCTTGCTTTCATTATAGCATCAAATAAATCATAACCTAAACCTAATTCTTCAGCCATATACCTTAATGCAATATTATCTCTTGGATGACATCCCCCTCCATCTCCCATACCTGCTTTCATATACGCTTTACCTAATATACGGTGTGTTGATCTTTCCAAAGCACCAGTAACTATATCAACATTCATATTACCGTTTTTCTCTGCTACATCTTGTATCATGTTGACTAATGCTACTTTAGTTGATATAAACGTATTGTAAAATATTTTAATTCCTTCTGCTTCATCCCAAGTTCCTACTTCATATCGAGTGCCTTCAGTTATAAACGTTCTATAGAAATCTAATAGTAATTTAGCATCTCCTGTCATAGAACCGTCTTCAGTTCCTATAATTACCATTTCTGGATTAACCATATCCCATTTTACAGTCCCCATTGCAATTAAGTAGGGATTGTATATAAATCTACCATTTGATATCTTATCTATAAACTCTCTTCTTATGGTTCCAGGAAGCACAGTTGATATTAGTACTACCAGTTGATCTTTATTAACGTACTTGTTTACTTCATCTAATACGTTATTAACTATACTATAATCAAAATCTTTATTCGGTAAATGTGAGGTAGGGTATCTACCGTCGTAGTCTGGGTGGTGAGGTGTTGGTACAGCAATAAAGATCATTTCTCTATCTTTACAGGCTTCCTCTATGGTACCTACCATATTAAAATTTTCAGGGGATATTTCTGTAATATCGTATCCTATAACGTCATGTTTTTCTGCCATTACTTCAGCAGCTTCTTTTCCGAGTTTTCCAACTCCTATAAACCCTATATTCATATTAACTTGCTTTTATTCTAATAAATATTATGAATTTCTATTTATTAAATTTATAACTTTTTGATATCTTGAACTGTTAATCTTAAAAATTTTTTGTAGCTGTAATTTATTTTTGACTAATCTAGGATATAAATCTTTATACATGTCTAGTAAATTAGTACTAGAATACTTTTTTAAGTTATTAATTACCCATTCAATCCTGTTATATACCCAAGGATGCTCATAACCTGTTCCGAATATATCATCAAAAGTATCTATACCGTAATCTTTAAGATAAGAATAAATTTTATAATCACCAACTATCATAAAAGGTCTTAACCCTAATATAGGTTTCCATGTTTTTTCACTAATAAATGTATGAGTGTGGGTAGTAGTTTCTGTAACTATATTAATAAGGGTATTATTCCAATTAGCTAGACCTCCTATAGAACTTATATCGTTAGGTATATCACCAAATTTATAATCAGTAGCTCTATTACCATCTACTTCATCTACATCTACATTTAAATTTAGTTGAGGTATATTATTTTTTAAATCACCGCCAAGAGATACTAATCCGTATTCGAATAAACCTTCTTCTTTTAATCTATCTATTAATTCAACTCTATGTGGATGTCTTTTTCTATTAAGACATATATAAAGATATTTAGGATTATTTAGTTCAATCTGCTCAATAGGATAGGATTTATAATATTTTTCGATAAAAAACAGCCAGAAGCTAAAATACCCTATACCGTCACTGTTACCTATGTAAAGTGTGTTTTTAATATGTTTATTAATAAAGTTATGAAAGTCTTTTTGACACACAGTATTTTCCCAGTCCATACCGCTATATACGATAGCTCGGGATGGTTTTTGTTTAATTAACTCTATTAGTGTATCATCTACTTCACCCCATATTGAATTAATAAATAAATCTGTGGGGGAGCAAAAAGAAGTTAGTTCCTTTATATATTTTAATTCAAGATTATCTATTATACCTTTTCTCTCTATGTAATTCTTAAAAAGAGAGCTATAGTATACTAATTTAGTCATTTTTCTATATTAAGTGATTTGCATTTCCATGCTTTAACAGCCAGTTAACAACTTTTTTATATTCATGTTGACCGTTTCTTTTTTCAAAGGTATTTAAATTATGAATTAATTTATCTTGAAATGTCTTACTGGTGTAAATGTCATCTAAAATTTTAGTATCTATATTACAAAATTTCTCTACTTCCGTTATTATTTTATTTATCCTAGTACTGCAGTCTCCTATTTCATCATAACTTTCATCAAATAATTCAGGAAAAGTAGCATAACCGTCATTTCTTAAATGTTTTAATATACCAGGTCCTCCTACATTAATGAAAGGATGCAGATTGTAAATAGGTTGATATGTTTTTTCACTAATAAATAAAACACCCTTGTTGTAATCGTCTACTACGGTCTCTGTTACAAGAGAAGCATAACTGTCTCTATATAGCTTATTATTATTATATACCTGGTGAGTTCTGTCGGTTGCCTCCTCACTGGTAATATCTAAGATATAGGGTTCATTTTTTATGAATTCTAAAAATGAGTTTAAAAATTTTTCATTTATTTTTCCATGATTGTATTTAGAGAAAGCATATTCTATATGTTCATCATAATTCCATTTAGCATGATTTAGCCAAGAAAAATAGAACTTATCTAAAAGCTGTTTATTATAAAAAGCACTTGCTAGGTACATTCTACAAGGACGAGCTACTCCATTTTTACATAGAAATTTTTTTTTCTTATTTAAAGTAACTTCTAAAGAAGGTGAAAGATTTTGACTTATAAAATCCCAAGATGCTACCCCTTCAAAGAGGTTTAATCCAAGAATATTGCTATCGGGAATATTAAACTTTACATCAGTTAATTCTAGAGTTCTTTTCACATTAATATCCCCGAATATAAAAAATATTTTTTTACCATCAATACTATAATTACTAACTAAAGAATTTATATAATTTATAAGTAAATGACTCTTAAAATTTAGGTCAAATCCTTCCCATACAAAGTTTATTAACAGTTTTAACCTGTCTTGAGGATCTTGTAACCGAATTAAAGCCTCTAAGCTGATATGTTCGATGAATCCAGGGCTGGTTTCTCCAAAAGCTATTTCAGCCCATGATGGCGATACAGCATAATAGCTATCAGTATCTTTATCGGTTGACTCTAAAGTTTGCTCTTTAAAACTTTGAGGATAGTGGCTAAGGATACCGCGTAATGTATCGTATGTAAACACGCCTTCAGATTTACTGGCATTAGAAGTTTTTAATTTGTCGTATACTAATCTTATCATTTCATTAAAAATAGTTTTTTTATTCTATAAATTCAGAAGTTACGTACCCAAATACTTCGAAAAATTTTTCTTTTCTAATTTTATCTAATCTATCTGTAATGCTTTTACATTCCGACATTTCTTTATGATTATAGTCTTTACTTACACTTCTTCTATAGACTGTGTTTAATTTACTTATTAGATCTTCTATAACGCGATTACTTACCTCTGTTTTTCTTAATTCAGATTCAAACCCTTCTAATCTTTCTTTGAATTTTACTTTAAATTTATTAGGTAGAAATGCTGAGTCGTAGTGCGGGGGATAGTCTATTGGGCTAAAAAATAATGTCCTTGTTCCTTTGTCTAACTCTTTATCTATAAAATCTCTTTTTATAAAATCTAACACCATATCAAACAAGTGTAAGTAATTTAAAGCTCCATAAGTAATAGCATATGCATAATCGGTGTGTTGTATTCCTGAATTTTTATAATCTGATACATTCTGTTCAAATACTTTATCGTCATATCCTTTTCTTACATATTCGCCAATCTTACCTACTCCGTCTATACTTATGTATAACTCTAAATTAGGAAATTTTTCCCAGTATTCAAAGATATGTTTACCCTTAAATGACATTTTTGAAAAATTAGTAGAGTACCTTATATTTACATCTGTTCTTCCTAATTCTATAAGCTTATCTAGTATTTGATAATGTTCTGGCATCATTAGTGGTTCACCTCCTGCAAAATAAATTTCATCTACACAGTCATAATGTGGTTCTAACATATCCATAAAAGAAGATTTATCATTTATATTAATTAGAGCCTTTTCTGGTGTCTGCCCTAACGCCACAGCATCAGAGTACCAAGAAGAGCTTAATCCGAATCCGCAACTCCTACATTTAAAATTACAAAAATTAGATATACGAATATCCCATAAGTGTAAATTCATAATATTTAAATTACCGTCCTTATCTGTGCTGTCAATATAGTTGATTTTATCCCAATGTTCTTTGTTTATTCTCTGTCTGTAGGATATATCCCCGGTATCCTCTAAATGGTAACATCTTTTACAGGAACTTATTTTTTCACCTTTTAGCATCCCAGTTCTGGTTTGTTTCATTTTTTCATTATTCCATATCTGTTCTAAGCTTTCATTATTTATATTACCTACAGGGTCTCCTGAGTTCCATAGGCAGCAAGGGAAAGTTTTACCATCAGGCCATGTGTGTATAGACAGCCAAGGTGCTATACAAAAGGTATTAGATTTCTTTAAATGTTCTTTTTTATATTCCATGTAGACTATGTACTACTCTTTTATCGTTATATGAATCTAGTAATTTAATTTCTTTTACAAGCTTATTATAGTTAGTATGTGATTCATCCCATACAGCTTTTTTAGTAAACTCCTCCTCTGATAGTACACCCCAATTTAATATCTTATAATACTGTATTGTAATATTTTTTTGATTTTTAAATATACCTTTCATAAGTTTGTAAAAAGTAACTATTTCTTTATAGTTATCATTCTGAATAACAAAAGACAGGGTTATACTGTTTACTTGTGTTAATGTATCTATAAATTTAAGATTTTTTATTAAAAGATCCCATTTCCCTCCTTTTCTAACTTTATGATAAGTTTCAGCTTTTGCTGCATCAATCGAAATTTCTGCTGATTTTATATAAGGGTGTGCTAATTTAATTTTTTTCCAATTTAGTTCATTCCATAACATACCATTTGTATGTAAATGTATATTATTCATCTTTGGGTATTTTTCTCTATCAAAATTAACTAACCATTCAAACAATGCTTCGCTATAAAACGGATCACCATAACCAGACATTGATATGAACTCTAACGAATTACCGTATGATTTTTCGACATCTGTTAGAATATGTCTGGATTTATTAGTTATATAGTCTTCGTTTTTGATAAAATTAGTTCTACATGATGGACATGCTAAATTACATGCACTATCAAATACTACTTTCATAGAACTTGGTAACTTTTGTTTAGTTAATTTTTCTACTAATTCGTCTGTTTTCAACTTAATAGGACCAGATGGTCTGTCTCTGTGGGCTACTTCGTTTAAATGAGGGCATTTATCTGTCGAACAATATTTAAAAGAACCATCTAACATAGACTGTCTTGCTGATATTGCTTTATCACTATTCCAATTATCGTGTAGAGTTCCTTTTGTATTTATATTTAGAGACATCCATTCATTACAGCACATATGTTGACTGTTAACGGTTAGTTCCGTATAATTAAAAGGATTAGTACAGATATATTTACTAAAATCTTTCATACTATTTATTCACTATTGAGATAAAATTTCCATTCTGGTAAATACTTTTCTAGTTCTACTCCTCTCTGTTTATCTAATGCACGGTAGAAACTAACTGCTTTTGATAAACCATTACTTTTTTCTGAATAGAATTCGTATTCTAATTCGTTGTGTAATCTTTTAGGTAGCCTACTTTGTTTAATAATTTTTTGTTTAATTTTTTCAGGTAAATTTACTATACTTTGAAATTTAGGAAACCTTAAATAGTTAAACATACATTTTTTATTATACTTATCCAAAAAATACTGATATATGTTGGTCATGTTATAGACGTTTAATAAGTTAACTGTTGGTATTATATCATAATGTATGTTATTAGATTTTAAAAGTTTAATTCCATCCTCGACTTTATCGAAAGTTAATGGAAATCTAGCATAGTGAAATCTATCTAAAATATCGTCTAAAGATAGAGTAATCTTAACAAATTTAAACTGCTGCCATAAAGTTATTATTTTATTCGTAATTAAAGAACCATTAGTATGGTATTCTAACTCTATATCTTTAGTAATTCCTAAAGTTACTAATTTGTTTAAAAACTTTAAATGTTCTTTAATTAATAAAGGCTCGCCACCGTTAAACCAGATGTACTTTATTTGATCACTTTTTTCTAATAAACTATCATAAAAATCGTTATCCCTAAACCAGGTATTATTAAGTATTGCTTTTTTATAATCTCCATCTATAGCTTGAATTTCATCTGTGATATCCTCATTCCATTTTGAACTTGCAAAGGGATGACAAATAACACATTTTGCATTACATATATTACCTAATCTTAATTCAATAGACTCTAATGGTAGGGACTTATACTTATCTATATCGTTATAATCAACATTATGTTTAGAATTTTCTCTTGTTCTTTTTGAATCTAAACCAGCTGCCTCTCTGTCATAACAGAAATTACATGAATCATTCAATCTACCGTTTAGCATATCATTTCTCAATGATGTAAAGTTTTCACTGTTACGTATTTCTCCTAAAGTAGCTACACCAAGTTGTAAGTTTTCACTTCCATTAGATGACCATAGTTTAGATTCACAACATGGGGTAACTTTACCATTAGGGTGTGTTGCTAAGTGAACGAAAGGAAGTATACAAAAAGATTTATTCGACATATTGGTAAATATTTTTATAGTGCTCTTTTAAAAGTTCTATACTGTTATCGTTCCTATATTGATCTAAAAGTAAAAGTTTTTTTATAGTTTTTTCAAACATTTCATCATTTATACTCTTACTATTCATAAAATTTATTAATCCTTCTATATCTTTCTTATTATTTTGCCAATTGTAAGTAGATAGATTCTTAATAATTTCTTCTTTAAGTCCTGTTGGAATATTCCATAAACTCATAAAACTTGGTGCGTGTACTAAATTATACCAAATTTTAAATCCTGGTGTGTTTTTTCTTACCCAGGTTGTCATTTCAGGTAAAGTTATAACATTAATCCACGATATCGTAAATGTGTAATTTAAATAGATATTAGAGTAGTTAGAGATCCTATGAAAATTATGAAACATTATAAGGTTTTCTTTAACTTTATCCCAGTCTCCATTTTTTCTAAGGTATTCAAACATTCTTCCGGTGCCATCAATACTTAACGCTATACCAATGGTTTTAAAATTTTTAGCTAACTTATGTAGTAATTTTTCTTTAAAAAAAGTACCGTTTGTAGACATAGTTAAGTCTATATTTTTGGAATATCCTTTTTCTATAAGTCTATCCCATACTTTCTCCCAAACGTTAGTGTAGAATGGTTCACCTCCTACTACCTCCATTCTTTTAACATTAGCACCCCAAGTATCAATATCCTTTAAAAATACACTCTCTTGATCACCAGATTGGCCATAAGGCATTTCATAGTCCCTCTGATGTAGTTCTTTTTTGTCTTCTTCGGTCATCTTATTTACTTCTGTTAACCACCCGGTACTATGGGAAGAACTACAAGATCTGCATTTCAAGTTGCAGGCATTAGTTAGAATTAACTGGTAATCTAAAGGGTACTCTGGTAAGCTGTTAAAGTCTAGTATATTTCTATGAATATCTATGTAGTTAAGTCTCTTACTTGTATATCCATTTTCTTCGTCAGTCCAGCAAGTAGAGCACCCAGAAGGTTTTTCTCCTCTTTTGAATTGACTTCGAAGTTTTTTCATATAATCACTATGAAAAATATCTTTTACAGAAGAGTTTTGTATATAAAAAATATTATCGTTTTTATCTTTAATATTTTCTTTATATATACAGCAAGGCCTAACTGACCCATCAGGATCATTAGAAAAACCAACCCACGGTAAAGGACATGCATACTTCATATTAAAAATATTGTTTCCATTCTGGTAAAAAATCTCCTATCTCAACTTTACGGTGTTTATCTAACATATTAATAAACCTATAGAATCTTGCACTATCTTGATTCTCTAACGGTCTATAAAGCTCACCTGATAGTTTTGCTATTTCTTCTTCTGAGAGGGAATCAATGTTGTCAAGTATTTGTTTTTTCATATCATCCGGTATTAAATTTACTTGTAGATGATTTGGATAATGTACGTAATTATGAGCAATATGTAAATCATTATCTAGAGTAAACTTTTTAAAGTTATTAATATTAAAAACATTTAATGCACTAACTGTTTGACAAACCTCTAAGTGAAACACATCTTTATATTTTAAAATCTTATTAAAAGACTTCATAATTTGATTCCAATCAGAAGGAAATCTAACATAGTAATTTCTCTCTTCTAGATCATCTATAGATAAATGTATTCTTATATTCCTAAAATTTTTCCATATCTCTATAAATTTATCTGGGAATTGAGTACAGTTTAAGCTATAATGTAAGTCTACGTTTTTACTAGTTCCATCCTTTATAAATTTTTCAAGAAAATACCCATGTTCCTTAATCATTGTAGGTTCTCCTCCATTTATCCATATTTCTTGTAAATTATTACACTTACTGTAGAGTTCGTCATAAAATTCTAAATCTCTATACCATTCTGTCTTTATATCGTTTCTATAATAGAGCTCTTCAAACTCTGTGTTGGCAAAAGCATGTATATCTTGATGCCATCTGTTAGATGAGAAAGGATTACAAGTAGTACACTTTAGGTTACAAACAGTTCCTAATCTTAATTCAACATAGTTATAGTTAACCTTTTTTAAACTACCATCCGGATTAGTATTTTTAAAACATTCCTCTATGTACTTTTCAAATCTACCTGTATCTCTAGTCCTTTTAGATTCTGCACCATCTTTTTCTGTTAAGTAACAGTTTTTACATACCTCGGGGTATTCCCCGTTTATCATTTGTTTACGTAGATGGTTGAAACGTTCTGAATTAGTAATATCTTCTAAACTATCTTTAGATAAAAATAATCCTATGTTATCTGTACCTTTTTTAACTGCAGTTGATGCGCCATTTTTCATTTCTGTCACACAACAGGGTGTAACTGTACCGATTGGATGAGTTGCTAGATGTATCCAAGGTAATACACAAAAGGGCTTAGATGTCTTTACTTTTTGTTCCACCAATCGTAAACTTTTTTATTATACTTAAGAAATATTCTATTCAGTAGTTCTTCGTTATTACGCCATTTATCAACCCTTCTTAGATTAAATTTACCTTTCTCTAATCCTTCTTCCCAGTCTTCATATTTTTCAGAGAACACTTCTCTATTTTTCAAGTCCTCTAAACAAGTAATCCAGTATTCATATTTAGGTTTTTGTTCTACGGTAGGTTTTATGTAGTTAATTATATCATCTATTACTTCATTATATAAATGCCTAGGTAAAACCTGAGGGCACATAACTATACTACTATCAAAAGCAAAAGTGGTCTTAATTAAAGTATTAACATCTAATTCAACAGATAAATCAAAAAGGTCTTTTAAACTAAATAGACCAGGTGTAGTAATTGTAAGATCAAAAGCTATACCATAGTCCCCGTACTGCTCCTTTAAAAACATAAAATCTTTAAAGTTACTAATCCACTGATCCCATTTAATACCATGTCTTACATACTCTACTATTTCACCTGTACCATCAATAGAAGCACATATTTGTACCATTTTAAAATGAGGTAACATGTTTCTTAAATCCCAATGCTTATAAGTAGTTCTAGAAAAATTAGTATTATATCTTATCCATACGTTTTTAGCAAGATCATGGTCAATAAGGTATTGCATAATCTCCCAATGTATTTCCCACATTAAAGGCTCACCTCCTACCCAATATATTTCTTCTATTGTACCGTTCTTAACTGCCTCCCATAGTTCTTTTTCAGCTACATCTCTTTGAAATGCTTCTATAGCTGGTTTATTCTTTTTTTGTGCCCAAAAGTCTGTGTTTTCTTCTTGATCGTAATCGCCCATTGATCTTCTTTCTGCCTCCCACGATGATGATAATTGATCTCCACACATTCTACATTTAAAGTTACAAAGATTTTTTATTCTATAATCAAATGATATAGGTTTCATATCAGTATAGCCATCGTCTCTAGTCTTCTCAAACGCTTCATCTATTTTATTTGGAAATAGTGTCTTATTGAAATAATCTCTATAGATAGAGACGTTAAGTAACTGGTCGTTACATACCTGGCATTGTGGTATCTCTTTACCGGCCATAAGATCTCTTCGAATACCTTTCATATATTCAGAGTTCCAATGATCTTTTAAGTTACCTGGGTTATAAGAAGAATCTTTTTCTGCTTTATCAGCATCTAGATACTGTGTGGCCCATTCTGCTTTTTCTCTAGAGGCACAGCACATCCTTCTCTCACTTTGAGGTGAAAGATAAGTATGAGACCAAGGTGCCATACAGAACGTTTTATTCCCATTTGAGGGTTTTATTTTCATGTTTTGTTATTATACTGTCTTTATGGTTAAAATCATAATTTAATAGCTTATAACTATCAATATCTTTCAAAAAATTCATAAGAAGGTTAGCTGCTGATTTTCTGTTATCGGTATTATCAATATGCCCTGGATGTATGTTGTAGTATTTAATATCAGGGTATTGACTTTTAAAAAATCTATAGTAATAATCTTCATTAAAAGTTTTCTGAGCTCTATAATAGTAATATTCATCTATATAGTGTAGTGAGGTAGTAAAGTTAATGAAATACTTAGGTGCTATACTTAAACATTTTACTAAGTGGGAATGACCTAATGTTATACTTAACCCTTCTGCACTAAATAGACCTTTTTCTACCTCTGTACCTTGGTACTTACAGGCGTTTGCTATAATAATATCGAATTCTTTGTTATTACAGAAATCTCTGATGTTTTGTGCATCATTAATGTAGTCTAAATTTAATTGGTTTTTACTAGCATAATAGAAATTAAAAGTAGAACTAATTTTCTTTAGTTCTTTAATTAATTTACCTTCTCCACCAGTTACTAAAATATTCATACAAAATGTTTTGCTACCTTTAATGTTTTTATTTTACTTATATTGTTGGGCATTCTCTACTACATGTCTTTTCACAAAAAGCTAAAGGAGAATTACTTCTTAAATTATCATATACAAATTTATGTAGAATACCTGTTTCAAATACCTCTAAAATTGTTTTTTCTTTTAAACTAAAATTATCTAATTCTAAATCTAATACCTTATTAAGTATCTCTATCTGTTCTGGTGTTTCTTTACCTATAGAATGTCTAATACTAGTAGAAAATTCTGGAGGTATCATACAGCAAGGCATTAAGTAGCCGTTATGGGTGATATATAGACTATGTAACGATTCTGTTAAATTAAAATTGTTTTCATAATTGATAGAGTAACAAGATTGTTTTTTACCGCTACTTTGCTCTCTTTCTATAATCGCCTCTTTCCTAATATAAGGTTTTGCAGGAGGAGTAGGGGAGTATATTAAATTCTCATTCTCTTCTATCACTAAAGGCCTATTTCCTATTTCTTCTTTTTGTATAATTTCTCTAAGTTCATCTAATTCTTCTAAATGCCAAATTTTAGAATGTAACTTTTTTGTAAGCTTATTAGAATTGAAGGTTAAACTATGAGTATACACTCCTTTCATATCGTATCCTCTAGTAAATTCGCCTTGTGTGAAAGGTTCCAGTAGATTAATAGTTTTTACCTGAAGTTCCTGCATTAAATCTAATATAGGTAAAATTTGGTCTCTAGTTTGGTCCCAAAGTAAAAACTGTATTCTGGAATGTGTGTGTTTATCTTCGATACTTTCAATATATGTTTTTAAATTTTCATATACTTTATTCCATTTTGCATTTATTCTATAGAGTTCGTTTTTATTTCCATAACCGTCTATACCGAATGTTATATTAACTTTGTTTTTTGCTAACTCTCTATAAGCTTTTTTTGTTCCTATACCACCGTTTGTTGCTATATGTATTTCACAATTTTCATTAACACTCTTTATATATTTACATATATCTACAATATCAGGATTACCCATACCGTCTCCGAAGTTACCACAGATATTAAAATGTCTTATACTAAGGAGTAATTCTTTATCTAATACTCTTTTTACTTCTTCTAGCGGCCAATAAGTCTGTTTAAATTCTTGGAAAGTACCAAACCTTCTACGAGGACATACGGGGCACCCAGCATTACATATAGAAGATAATTCAAAATCTAAAGAAGTTATGTTCATACTAAAATGGTAAATAGAAATAAAAAGAATACCTTTTAAATCCGGCTGGGACTGGTGTTAATGCTCCATGTTCTACTTCATGAGGTCTTGTCATTATGTACCCTGTATTTTTTATGTAGGGTAAAGTAGCGAAAGGAATTTTAGAATTATGACCTAAACTAGTTCCTAATCTCAAATCTATTCCATCCCCTATGTAAATTTGCATCGAACAAGCAACGTTTTTATTATCTTTATGCATTGGCATTTTAAACCCTTCTGAGTCTTCCCATAAGTACCCATCAATAAAACCTATATGGTTAACATTTAGTAGTTTATAGAGTTTTTGTTTAATGGCATGGGAGTTTAAATGTTCTATTATAAAAGTAAGTTCAGGTGCTGATCCTAAGTAAACAGTTCTTCTTGGTAGTTCCTCCTGTTTATCCATCTTATTCCACGGAAATCCTTTTTTTTCACTTAAATTTTTTATTATATGCTGTACTCGATGTAATATTCTTGGATTGAAAAACTCTTCTACAAATAATATTTCTCCGGTATGTAATTTAATCCTTTGAGATTCCCAAAAATTACTGTGTATCATTATTTAACTGTTTTACAAGATCTATCATATCGTCTTGTTGTTCATCGTCTGGTTCAATATAATCTTGTGCTCCTGGGTTAGCCCATTGTGGGTTAAGCACCCATCCTTCTTTTTCTGCTTGTTCTAAGACTCCTTTAACATATTTATTTGATTTAGCATCATCTCCATTTATAACATCTGTTAATTGTTTAACTTCTGTCTTTGGTATACCGTTAAACCAGTCGGTTAACATAGGAAATGCTGCGTGAAAATCTTTACCTCTTCTTTTGTCGTATTGCGAATAAAAGGATCTAAAGTCCCTAACTCTAGTTTCTAAAGAAGAT